TCCCAGTTATGGAGAGACTGATTGAACAACGCAGCGCCGTCAAACATTCTGGATAGGTTAGTCACTTGCGCGGTGGTCCATTTGCCGATCGGTTGGTTGAACGACTCCGCACCCGCAAACATTGACGACATCGTCGTGACCGCACTTACATCCCAACCACTTAGGTCTTCGTTAAAATATGTATCGTTTTCAAACAATGCGTCCATATTAAACACTAACTCCAGATTCCATTGTTCCATTGGTTTGAAATAAAAATTATAATCGTTTCGGTCCGTTTTATATTGAGCCACGGCATAATAAATCGTATTTTGTATAACCGAACCTGTAAGCACTTGATAAATCAAAGAGGGTGTATTGTTTAACATATTGGTTACATTCTTAGACGAACCAATCAACGTGTTGGATACAAATGAAATATCGTTCCAATGATACAGAGATTGATTGAACGACGTAGCCCCATCAAACATAGATTCCATCGAAGCCACTTGATTGGTCGTCCATTTGCCAATGGGTTGATTGAACGACGTATTGCCACGAAACATAGAAGACATAGAGGTTACGGCAGATACGTCCCATTGCCTTATATTTTGATTGAATAAGGTGCCTTGAAACATAGACTCCATAGTTGTCACGGTACTTGTATTCCAACGCCCAATATCTTCGTTAAAATCGGTATAATCTTTAAATAAATCTTTCATAGTGTACACGTCTACCAGCGTCCAATCGCTTATAGGTCCATACAAGGCAAGGGCGTCAAATCTGTCATATCTCCATTTATCCACTGCACTAAATATATTACTTTCGGTTACGTTAAAATAAGTATCTTCGTATATAGCAAACAAAGGACCATCAGGGAGGGTGTCTATTCGAAAAGAATCGGACGTTTCTTCGCTCAATGTAATCTCGTAAGCATTCCCGATTACACTCGAAATATCTTCGTTAGACAAATAGGTAAAAACCTCTGTAATGGTATTAAACGATATGGTTGTTTCTTCTTTATAGCCAATGATTTGGTTCGAACTTTTATAAAATCCCCAGTACGGTTTTATATTTCCTGATATTTCACGTTCAAACGAAACATCCATTATATATAGTATTATAAAAATTGATTTATAATTAATCGGTGTTAGTATAGTAATGTCTCTTGCTACTCAATATCAGAAAAAGACCGACAAAGAGCATATTTTGGACAATCCTGATACATACATTGGATCTATTGAAAACATACATGGTCCCATGTACGTGTTGGAAGAAGGTAAAATTATATCTAAAACGATGGATTATAACCCTGGCTTATTCAAATTATTTGACGAAGGTATTGTAAATTGTCGCGACCACGTGGTCAGAATGTTACAACAAAAAGAAACCAAGGCGGATGTACACTTGGTAAATACGATTGATATTGAAATTGCGGACGATACCATTACGATGATGAACAATGGTAACGGGATAGACATTGAAAAACACCCTACGTACGATGTATGGATTCCAGAATTGGTGTTTGGACATTTGCGCACGTCGACCAATTACAACAAAGACGAAGAAAAGATTACAGGCGGTAAAAACGGATTTGGCTTTAAGCTGGTATTGATTTGGTCGACCTACGGTATGATTGAAACGGTGGATCACGTAAGAAAATTAAAATATACACAGACCTTCGAGCAAAATTTAGATATTATCCACCCCCCAAGCATCACTAAATGTTCTAAACAACCTTATACCATCGTAAAGTTTAAACCAGATTATAAGCGTCTCGGTTTGAATGGATTGACCGCGGATATGTTATCGCTGTTCCATCGTCGTGTGTATGATATTGCCGGTATTACCACAAAAGACGTGAAAGTAAAATTAAACCATAGTGTGTTAGATATTAAGAATTTTAACCATTACATAGAATTATACAACGATTGCGATAAAATCGGCGAATCGCCTAACGAGCGATGGAGTTATAGCGTTTGTTTAAGCGACGAATTCAAACAGGTGTCTTTTGTAAATGGTATTTTCACAGGAAAGGGCGGTAAACACGTGGATTATATCACGCAACAAATCATCAAAAAATTAATTGCGTATATTGAAAAAAAGAAAAAGATAGAAATCAAACCGTCTATTTTAAAAGAACAAATGTATATATTTTTGAATTGCACGATTGTGAATCCGTCGTTCGACAGCCAAACCAAGGATTATCTAAACACACCGCCTGGTAAGTTCGGGTCTTCGTGTGTCGTCAGCGATAAATTCATAGAAAAATTGGCAAAGCTAGGGATTATGGAGCAATCGTGTGAATTAAGCAAAATAAAAGAAAAGAATAATTCTAAAAAAACGGACGGCAACAAGCAGAAAACCATCCGCGGCATACCCAAATTAGTAGACGCAAACTATGCGGGGACCAAGGACTCCGCCCAGTGTACATTAATTTTATGCGAAGGAGATTCGGCAAAAGCGGGTATTTTATCCGGGCTTAGTCCAAGCGATCGTAATATTATTGGGGTGTATCCAATGAAAGGCAAGTTGTTGAACGTGCGCGGGGAAGCGACCAAAAAAATCAATGAAAACAAGGAAATCATTGAAATTAAGAAAATCATGGGACTAGAATCCAATAAGAAATATAAGAACACCGACGAGCTAAGATACAATAAAATCCTATTTATGACGGACCAAGATTTAGACGGAAGTCATATCAAGGGGTTGTGTATTAATTTATTTGAATGTTTATGGCCGTCTTTATTAAGCATCCGCGGATTTCTAGGATTTATGAATACCCCTATTTTAAAAGCGACCAAAGGAAGCCATAAAACACAATTTTACAACGAACAAGAATACGCTTTATGGAAAACGGAGAATAACAACGGTAAAGGGTGGGCGATTAAATATTATAAAGGATTGGGGACCAGTACAAGCAAAGAATTCAAAGAATATTTCAAAGACAAAAAGACTATGGATATCTTATTGGGCGATCAAGATACGGAAAAAATAGATATGGTGTTCAATAAAAAAAAATCGGAATATAGAAAAGAATGGTTGTCTAAATACAACCGAGACGATATATTAGACACCTCGTCGACCTCGATTAGCCTTTGCGATTTTGTAGACAAAGAGATGATCCATTTTTCAAAATACGATTGCGACCGTTCTATCCCGAATTTGATGGACGGATTAAAAGTCTCTCAGCGCAAGATTTTATATAGTGCGTTTAAAAAAAACTTAGTCAGCGAAATTAAGGTGGCTCAGTTCAGCGGGTATGTTTCCGAACATTCGGGGTATCATCACGGCGAGAGCAGTCTCAATGGGGCGATTGTAAATATGGCTCAAAATTTTGTGGGGTCTAACAACATTCCTATTTTAAACCCGAACGGACAATTCGGTACGCGTCTACAGGGGGGTAAAGATAGCGCATCTGAACGGTATATCTTTACCCAATTGAATAAAATCACCCGAATGATCTTTAAAAAAGAAGATGATGTTATTTTAAATTATCTGAACGACGACGGAACCCCCGTAGAACCCGCCTTTTACGCGCCTATTATTCCTATGATTCTGGTAAACGGAACCAAAGGCATCGGCACTGGATTTAGTACTGACATTCCATGTTTTCGTCCAATGGACCTAGTCGATTATATTTTAAAAAAACTGGACGACAAAGGGCATACGCACGATTTTGTGCCCTATTATAAAGGATTTACGGGCTCTATATCCAAAGACGACAGCCGTCGTTTCATTACAAAGGGCAAGTATACGATCCAAAACAAGACGGTCCTTATTACAGAACTACCCATTGGCGTTTGGAACGAAGACTATATTATACATCTAGAAAAATGCGTAGCCGAGAATCTATTAAAAGACTATAGCGACCAATCGACGGACGCGGTGATTTATTTTAAATTAACTCTAAAAGAACCCATGGACGAAGAGAGTATTTTAAAAACATTCAAACTTACGACCACCTTATCGATTAATAATATGAATTTATTCGACTCTTGCGATAAGTTAAGACACTATAACGAAGTACATGAAATTTGCGACGACTTTATTGAGGTTCGGTTAGACTATTACGAAAAAAGAAAGGTACACTATGTCAAAGTTTTAACCGAAGAAATGAATATTTTAAATCAGAAGTGTAGATATATCAACGAATTGTTAGCCGATACGTTAGATTTACGAAAAAAATCCTACGAACACATTGTTGAATTATTACGCGATAAAAAGTATGATACGTTCAATGATTCTTACCATTATTTGATTAAAATGCCAATGGACAGCGTATGTAAAGAAAATGTAGACGCGTTAAATGAACAATTTAAAAAGAAACAAGACGTATATAATGAGTTATCTAAGAATAGTAACATAGACCTTTGGAAAAAGGAATTGTGTGATTTAAAAGAAATGCTTTAGTTCGATTGTATTATCGTTGTGTAGATAAACAGGACGTTCCATCAATGTATGCATAGTAGACGCGTCTGTTTTATATTTTAAATATCCCGTAATTTCTCCCAGTATTTGTTGTGACGCGTAGTCTATCACGCGTTCGTTTATTTCCGACACTTGTCCTTCTATGTTTTCAAACTGAAAATTTGAAAATTGTAAAAATATACTCCGCATAATGACTTTCAATACATCTGTATTTTGGTCGTCGATTACATATTTTCTATCGGATAAATTATACACCTTTTTTTTAATGGCTTCATGGACTTGGCGAATATTATGCCCGCTAAAATAGCGGTTGGTCAAGTGACTCGGTTGAAACATATATTTCGTCGCATTAAAATAACTCGTTTTATCGTCTACCAGAACCTGGTCTTGTAAAAACAATGGCGTACCTCCTTCTATGTTTACCCTGCCAGACATTAATATATAATATTATTTTAATATAATGGAACAAACTAAAATAATATTTATGTCTATGATTCTTATTTTACTATTTACATTGGGTATTGTGGCAAATATATTGCGAACCAGTAAAAAAACGTATTTGTATCCGCCTCATACAAACCCGTGCCCTGATTATTATCAAAAAAATAGTTATGGATTTTGTTACGACAAATACGAGATAGGTCCAAATTCGTTTGACGCCGATTGTAAACGCGTCTTATTTACAAGCGACGATTCCTCTTGCGACAAAAAAAAATGGGCGATAGACTGTAAAGTATCGTGGGATGGTATTACAAATAACGACGTATGTATATAAACACATACACCATAGAATGACAATGGAATTATTCGCCGAATTTATGTTGGATAAAAAGGATATCTATGTTTTAGGTAGGTCGGGTATTGGAAAGACCCGAATGGTTACGGACTATTTGAACCAAGGGGATTACGATGTACATTATTTATCTATACAACACATTTCTACGATGAATGATATCTATAAAAATACACATGGTTCTATTTTAACGCTTATGCATAAAAAGGTAAAACAAAACGTGGTCGTGATAGATGACATAGATATTTTAAATAATAGCGAAAAAAAAATACTAAATGAATTAATCAAACAAATGAAATTATATAAAAAAAAGGAGACAAAACAATTCAAATTTATTTTTATAGGTATCAATCTATACGATAAAAAAGTGAAAGAATTGTTGAAGTTATGTAACAAAATACATTTAAAAGACGACCAATCCAATTACGAAAAAAATATACAAATCAACATAAAAAATGTCATAGAACAAAAAATTGGACTCAATTGTATGGTTGAAAATGAAAAAGCAACGCAGTGTTTGATGTTTCACGAAAATATTATAAACCATCTTACGACCAACGATATGGAGTTTTATTTGAAGTTTTTAGATAATTATTGCGCGGGCGATTATTACGACCGCATTAGTTTTCAAAAACAATTATGGATATACAATGAAATGACCTATTATTTAAAAATGCTTCATAATTATTATGTCTACATCGAAAGTTCCGTCGCCATTGCCCACCAAAAAGAAGAATATAGGTTTACCAAAGTATTGACCAAATATAGCAACGAATATAACAATCAAAAGTTTATCCTAGATATTTGTAATCGTTTTAATATTTCAAAAAAACAATTGGGAGACATCGACCAACTGACCCCCACGGAATACAATCGTTTGAATAAATATTTAGATTTTATTGGCTAAGAGTTTGAATTGCTGTAAGGTCTCTTGTAAGGCGGCTATTTTTTCTTTTAATACATTGTTTTCGTTGGTTTTTATTTTCAATACTTCGATAATTTCGTGCAATTGTAACGGGCGTTTGGTGCCGTCTGGTTGCGTTAAGATGACTTGTTGGGTCTTTCGTTCGTTGTCTCGGCGTTTGATTTCGGCTAGTACGTCGGGTTTATTGGTGACCTCTCCCGGCGAGTAGGTTTTTAAGGCTGTGCCGATGGTTTCGGTATAAAAAAGCAATGTGCTTGGGTCTTTGATAAATGTATTGGGTAATAAAGTCGAATCATTACATACGGGGCTTTTTGTATCAATGAGACGCCTTTTATCAAACGTATTTTGTTCGTGCGAAATAACCAAAATGGTTTTCAAGGGGTTTAACTGAACGAATGGAACGGTGTAGTTTTTTAGAAAAGATTTTTCCTCGGCTAAAACCGCGCTGTCTTCGTATTGGGTGTCTTTTAACAACACACGCTTGAACGCGAACGTACCGGCGGTCCCGTGTCGAGGTCCATAGGGTCCGAATTTATACATTTTATTGATTCCATTGAACCATAAATAAATCTCACTCGCACCCGCACACAACGCAGGCGATTTCATTAAAGTCTCTACGGCGTGACTTACCCGACACGGTGGATAATAATCATCGTCGTCTATATACACCACTATATCGTTGTCGTCGGTGAACGTACATTGTTGATGCATAAAATTGCGTTTCTTACCTAATGACATTCTTTCTTCTGAATAAATATACTTTACAAACGGAATATGTTTCACTAAATCGCCAATGGGATCGGTGCCATCGTCTACAATAATCCATTCCATAGATTCTTTGGGGTAATCTTGTTTCATAATGTTGTCCACCATTTGCGTGATGAAAGGGCGACGATTGAATGTAGGGGTGCATAAACTTACGCGCGGTTTAATCGTTTTTGCCTTTTTCTTACCCATTAGTATCCATTCTTAATTCTTTTTAGGTCTTATTTAGACAAATATGAAAAAAACAACATAAAAACGATCGCAGCAATGACATAGCTGATATCAAATAAAAAGGAAATATGGACAATCAGGGCTACACACAAGCATAAAAACCATAAAAAAAATATATTCGGTGTTATTTCCTTCCATTGTTCATTTAAATAATTAATATTCACCGTACTAAAAGGTGTAAAAAATAATAATAAGAAAGTTAATCCTGCCATAATACCTATAGTCGTATACAAGGTAGCCCCCCGAAGAATATTCGTTTCAAGACTTCCGCGTTTAAAAATAGGTCTTTTTGAAGTAACATTCACGATAATTTCTATCAAAAAGTAAATAAATAAAACGCAAACTATCGCAGCCATAATTTTCTTTAAAGTGGTGAATTTTTTGATAGATTCAAGTAATTTAGGTACATTATTCTGACCCACAATTGCCAACATATATAGTATGCCTAACGAGACAAAGATAGCTAAAGGACCAACGAAAATAATAAACATTCTATATATAGTTTCATTGCCCATAAATGTCCACCAATCCTTTATTTTATCTTTACGAGAACCCCTTGGTGGTGGGTTGTATAAATATCCAATGACAATAGAGACAATATAATAGAATATAAAGACTATATAGAACGTAAAGCCGGGTATAGTCGGCACTTTCAATAATTGCAAAAATTGCTCGGCGGCTTTAATCAGAAGATCAAATAGACTTACGGATTTTGCCGCTTCTTGCGCTTTCGCTGCTGCTTCTGGCGCTTTCGCTGCTGCTTCTGGCGCCGCCGCTTCTTTTCGCTCGTTGGATATAGTTTCGTTCTCTTTCGTATCTAAGGAACAATAAATAATAATAATCGCGGTTATAAGAATTAAAAACATAAGTTCTTTGAATACGACCCCTATAAGGAAGAGGTATTTATCTGTATCGTTCATATTATAATATATTATTATAATATGAATCTTATGCTGGTGATTTTGTTGGTGTTTATTTTATATTTGCGTACGAAGGAAACGATGTTTACAAGAGCCAATTCTTACGATATTTCAAATTATGCGTCGAATACTTATCCGTGCGTTAACGAGAGTACACCAGTGCCACATTTCCAGACATAAAACGTATGACATTATATCTTTCTTCGAATAGAGTCAAATCGAATGAATATTTATATATTTTAGTAGGGTCTGTGTCAATATAGCCTATTACATTGCCTTCGTCGTCGCATATAGAACTGACTTGTTGTGTTTCATCTATATCCGGCGTCAATGTTAAAATATCCATAACCACATCTTTGAATTTGCCCAAATTCATCGCACCAGAAGGCTGTATGTCGTATGGATTTGTATTTAAAGCAAAACTATAACTATATAATCCATCGTCGGAGTCCCCTAAACACGATTCATATTTTTCCAAATATCTATAAATATCCGACGCGAACTCGTTTTCTCTATATTTACCGTCTAGTAATATAGAGACTTGTTGTAATATATGCTTTACATTGTTGGTCGTGGGGTATTGTGTAATCGGAAACGATTCTGTAATGCCATCGCGAGGTAGATCTTGAAAGGATAAATCTATATTCGGTTTGTCTCTATATTTCCAATTGGTATAATTGCTCCATTCGTTTCGTTCGTAGGCGTCCGTCCGGCGTAAGAACCAAAACCAATTGGACACCAAGTTATTGGTCTCTATTTTTATTCGGCGTGTGCCGACAATATGTTTATATTGGGTTTCTTTTACATCTAAGAATAAATGTGTCTGTTCGTTTGCTGCAAACACCTTTGTTTCTTCTTCAGATAAAAAGGCATATGTCGCCATAATATGGACGTCGCTTGCCCATTGATTTACAAGATTGGTATAGACGTTGTCGCTTGGCGGTACTTGTAAGAAACGATGCATTTGATAGGCGGTGCTTCCAAAATCAGGTCGGATTCTTTCGTCCGGAGATTGGGTCACATGGTATATTGTACATAAATCACGAATGGGCTTTATCGTAATATCAATAATCAATTCATTGTATTGGAGACAAACCAATGGAAACGCCATTTTACTCGAATTTGAAAACCAAAAAGGCAAAGGTATATACAATTTACGCCCATAAATGGAGGGTTCGGGTGGCTCGTCTGGGTTATTTGTTTTTGCGTTGGGATAATATCCATTACGGTAATAAGCGGGGTCATTTAATTCGGGGACGTGTCCGGTCATTTTGTAAAATTGACTTTTCTTATAAAACGACTCGTTCCGTTCGATTCTATTTTTAATATAATCC